GAGGATCGCTTCCGTTCGGAACCGGGACGCAGGTGTAATACCAGGAGAGCTTTGTCTGCGCGAGGACTTCAGGGTGCATGAAGACGTAGCGCACCTGTCCGCCGCCATTGTCCTTCTCATGGTCCATCTCCGCCTGATGCACGGACTGAGAATGCTCGAGCGACGGCTTTCCGTTCGGCACGATCGGGGTATCCTTCGTGAACACGATCTTCTTCGTGGCTTTCTGGCCGCCGTCGATGGTCGTCGGCATTGTGACCGTTCGATATACGTTCTCGAGGGTCTTTCGCGCGACATCCACCTTCTGATCGATAGGGTTCGTCCAGTTCTTCAAGATGTTATAGGTTCGGAGCCAGTTGAGCTGATTCTCTCCGGAGATGATGCCGTCGAACATGCTCGCGACGTCGAGGGCCTGCGCCTCCATGTTGTTCATGTCGCCTGTGGCAGTCTCCGCGCCCTGCGGAGTATCGATGCCCTGGAAGCTTCGCTGCACGGAGTTCTTGTCCAGTTCCTTCTTCGTCGCCTCGTAGAACGTGAAGTCCGTCGGCGTCGCGCCCGCGAAGTTCGGCAGGATAGGGAATAGGTCCCCATCTCGGATGTCATTGATCATCGTTCCCGGCATCGTAGCCTCCGGGCCGAACATTCGGCTCGACTTATTTCCCATCGTAGGATCCGACTTCTGCTTCATCATGCGGAGCATGATCTTGTACCACATGTTCTCGACGTCAGCGAGGATGCGCATCTTGCCCGGCTGCGAGGTAGAGTACGCGCAATCATGTCGAGGCTCGAGGTCGAACTTCGCGAATGGAATCGCTCCGGATGGGCTGATCTCGGTCAGCGGATATCCTGAGATGTATGTCTTCTCCGCGCCGGCCGCGTCCTTTCCCTTTCGCTCCATGATCGGGAGCATGTCGACGCCATTCAATGTCAGCGCGACCTCGTTTGCGATAGGGTCGTAATACATGATCTTCTCGACGTAATTCGGCGTGATCGGGCGCAATGTCCAATATGACGCCCATGTGGTAGCGCTAGAGATCTCCGGCGTGAGCACGACCTGGGTAGGAACGTATCTCCATCGGTCCCAGTTCCCGAATATCTGCTTCATGACATCGTAAGATTCATATTCCACAGTGAAGAAGTACGGCTGGCCGTCCGGTCCGTTCATGTCGAACTTCCTGAAGTCGCCGAAGTAGCATTTTCGAAGGTCCCACAGCTTCGCCTGGCATCCGTCATATTTCTTGACGAGCTTCTCCGTCCACTCAGCCTGGGTGCCGCCGAGGCCGGCCTTATATCCCTTCGTGATCGTCTTCTCGAGCACCCATCGTTCCACCCACTTGTCCTCGACGCAGGCCGTTCCGAACGCGACCATGCTGCGGTAGGTCCTCTTCGCCTTTTCCTTATACGCCTCGAGCAGCTTGCTTTTGCGTACCATGTCTTCCGCCGTGTCGGCTAGCTCCTCGAGCATGTCGTCATCTTCGGTGAACACCTGCGCCACCGGCTCGAAGTCGTATTTCATCGCGTACTCGACGAGAGTCGTGTCCTTGTCCTTGATCGTTCCGACGTTGATGGAGGTGTCCGACTTGTTCTTTCGCGGAGCGACGTACTGGTCATCCGCCTTCTTCAAAGTGTCGTAGTATTTTATGAACGTCATGTCGTCGAATTCCTCGTGCTGCGTGTCACGGACGTCGCGAGCGGCGATCATTCGATTGCGTCGGAACAGGATATAGTCTTTCGCTTCTTTTGAGTATTCAATCTGCGGAACTGCCGTCTCTACGTTATTGGGATGGAGAGTCTGTGCGCCTGTGAGCGGAATTGCATCGTTCATATATGACTAAAGTATATAGTAGTTTGTCAAAGGATGCACATACCGCTATCCCCTAGCAAGCGAGCGATCTCGTTCATGCGGGACTTTATCTTGACATAGGTAGAAAGCTTTGGCGAAATACCCTGCAAGTCTTTGCCGAGCTGCTGATATTCGTTGAAGAGCGAGTCTTTCGTCTGTGTAAGCATAAAAATTATTCCATCGACTGATAAGGATCGAAGTCGGCCTGCTGTTCCTTCTGGCGCTGCTCGTCGTAGCTCATCTCCTTGACCCCGGGGGCCTTGAGGAACGTCATGCTGAGCGCGTCCGCCTTGTTAGGACTCTTGAACCCGAGCTTCTTCATCGTCACCTTGTCCATGATCTGAATTCGACCTGTGCCTGTGCGCTTGAAACGGATGCTGAGCAGTTCATCTTTAAGTCCCTTGCTGTCCATAATCTCGCCGCCGGCCCTGCACCAGAGCATGAACTTGTAGAAGATCATCGCGCGGACGTTCACGAACTGCAGCTTGTCGGTGTCGTCCTCGCACTGCTCACCGGTGTTCACAGGATGAACGCGCCATGAGCCGCCTTTCTCTCGCGTGGTCGCGATCGCGATCTCCATGCTGACGTCCGATCCCTTGCCGAAGGCATCGATCACGAAGTCCGCGGGGTTGATGCCGAACTTCGTCATGAGCGTGACGGACTTCACCGCCATCGATGCGGACGTGCTGATCTTCTCCTCGCCGACGATCGCCGCTCGCTGCACGTCGCGCGCGGACCATTCGCTTTCATCTTGTCCTTCGCCTGATGCATCAAGCGCGCCGACGACGCGACCGACCGGCTTCCACTCCGAATCGAACGGAACGATGTGGATGTCCTTTTCATTGAACAGTTGCACATATCCACCATCATCCATGATGCCTTCATCCGGGAACTCGCCTTTGACGCGGATGGCATATTGCACGCTGTCGCTGCCATACTTCTGCACGATCGACTCGACGTAGCGGTTGTCGACGCGCGGACTCTCGAGCGAGCTGAAGCTGTAGTTCTGCCATCGCTCGGCGTCCTTGTGATGAGTGTCGTAGAAGTAGCCGATCGAGCGCGTTCCGTTGCTAATGATGAAGACGATGATGTTGCCGGACGTGAGCGCACCTTCCATCGTCTCGAATATCGGCTCTTCGACTCCGCTCGCCTCGTCAACCGCGATGAGCACCCAGTCTGCGTGAACGCCTGCCAAAGCTTCAGTGTTCTCCTTCGATGACGTCTTCGCGCGCGCGAACCACGTCTCAGAGCTTTCCTTCATGCGGACATGCGTCGTCTCCCACTGATACATGCCTGCTTGCTGCTTGTCGATCATGCGGTCGATCCACTTCTTCAATTCCTTCCAGAGCACGTCGTACATCTGCTCCTTTCCCGGGCTTGTGCAGGCGACCTGGCTATCTGGATGGACGAACAGGAACCAGAGTATGAGTATCGCCAGGAGCATGGACTTTCCGATGCCGTGTCCGGATACGATCGATATCCTGTTAGGAGCTTCGCCGCGCAATGACTTGTCGACTCCTCGAAGCGCGAGCGTCTGCTGCCAAGTGAGATGCAGTCCTTCGCGATAATCTTCGAACCATTCAGGGCCGACGTTCGCGCAGAACTTGTCCCAGTTCTTGCCGGTCATCATGAGTCCGAGCTTGTAGCGATCGCGATACTCAGGCTTGCACGGCTGCGGGACCAAGCCCCAAGTCTTCTTGATGAAGTACAGCGAAGACTTTTCCATCTTCAGATATTCGAGCGCGTCGTGTTCTTGTGATGTCATATATTTATATTCTACGCATGTTAGCCGTTTTGTGCCACGCTATACGCCTCGCTGCGGAAATGTGCGATAGATGGTCCATGTCAGATGTCGTTTTCGATTATCTGCGCGTCGATCGTCTTCGTTTCGTTCTGCAAATGCTTTCGGGCAGCTCCGAGATTCTTCAAGGAGAACTTCACGTTCGTATTGAGATCGATCGATTCTTTCGGACGTCCGAAGACGGATTGATTCAATGAGTCGATCGCCTGATTCACCGGCTCTTTCGTGGTCATATAATAATACGAAGCCGAAGGATCGCTTTCATCGTCTGAATTTCCGTTCGTGATTTTATTGTCCAGGTAGTCTCTGATCTCCCATTCGTCGACGACTAATTTCGGCGGAAGGTTTCGATATGACTTCCCTCCTTTCGGTCCGACGATCTCTTGCTTGTCTATTCGATACAAAAATTGCTGACCTCTCGCGAGAGATGTCTGAGCGTCGATGAGCATGTCCTGCATTCCAAGAATTCTTTGATCGCGCAATCGTTTCACTTCGAGAGCGATCAATGTCTTTGAATTCCTGCGACCTTTCGGACGACCTCCAGGATGTTTTGGCTTAATTGGTGCAGGATTATTTTCCATAATGTTTAAAAACTGTCGAAACTTTCTCGCACGCAACGGCTGCGACCGCTTTTTTTACGAAAATTAGCCACAAATCAGGAATTCTTATGCACAGAAATACTGTCTTTAACTCCTGGAATCTTCATACCGAATTGCTTGCCATATTTTCTTCGCATATGTCGCGGCATATTCATCAATGCCATGAAATTCCTGTTATTAATAGCCACTCTTTCCCTTTCCTGTTCCACCGCGCGAGCTTTCGCGACCTCTGGATCGATATTTTCCTGTTTCTTCTTTCCAAAATCAAATGCCATAAAACTATCTTTTCTTTATTGATAATCTCTTCTGCTTGCGCGCTTCGACAAGGCGCATAGCCTGATCATGCAGCTCGCCTTTGTTCATCTTCGCATTCTTCTGGAACGCGCGCTGCCGCATGATCTCAGTCCTCTTATCCGCAGGAACTCCTGCCCATCTCTTCTTGCTTGCCTCAGAATGTTTCTCGCTCATGCAAACATCGTAACGTACGATAGAATTTTCTCCTAATTTCACAAGTGAATAGCGCCGAGCTGTATCAAAATCCCTTAGCCTACCTTGCCTACCTTAGTCTACCTAAAATAAAAAAGGTAGACTACTAAACTAATGCTATACAAAGCCATATTATTACTACTTGCCTACCTTGCCTACCTATTTAGATATAAATAGTATATATAAAAGTATTAAGTACGTACACAGTACGCGCACAGCGCTGCTGTAGAAAGTTAGGACCCTTTTTTTGAAAAGGTGGACTACCCTTTTTAATGGCTCAGCTTAGCCATATTTTATTTTAGCAAAAACAGAGGTAGACTACCCTTTTTACCCATATGTTGAGCCATATTTTAACGATTTAGCCTACCTTGCCTACCTTATTTCACAAAATGTCGACTATTTGCCTTTTACGCACAATAAATGTTAAAATTGACCACTGAAGAAGCCTACTGGTCGACGCGTAGAGAAGGGTCTTTAAAGCATCCCAACTGAGATGTGAAGTGGTCCCTGAAGACGATCGGCTGGTACGCGGTAGAACTCGCTTCTATAACAAATAAAAAACACCGGCTCGCAAGGGTTGGTGTTTTTGTATTTACATATCATCTATATCCCTTGGCCTTGAATCGTCATTTTCCATGACCTCATCCTCGTCTACCCTCTCTGCACCCCTCTCATTTCGCCTTGTATCGTCTCCTGAAAGCTCGCCGGTCTGCTTTAGCTCGTCATCTGAAGTATATTGGTCAGTTTGGATCATGATAGTAATTTCTTAAGATTAACTTTTTTGCTACTTCTTAGAGTCTGCATGATGATCTCTCTTTTCCTGAATTCCCTATGGACCATAGTAGAGTAGTTTGTAGCGCGTATCCTCTCGATGTTCTTTTTTATCCTTACGCGTTCACGCGGACCTATATACCGGTTTTGATGATGGCCGCAGTATTTTGAATACTCTCGGACGTGTCGCTTACAACGCATATATGCGCATATCACTATCGGTTCTTGATCTTCGATGAATTCATCTGTTTCCATTGTCTTATATTTTTCCATACACGACCCCCTTTCCAGCCGCGACGATCGCCGCCCCGAACCCTCCGGCTGTCGCGACCATCACCCGACCAGGGTGATATCCCATGATGCCATAGCGGTTATACGCCGCGATCGACCTGAGGCACGCCTCGCGCAATAGCCACGCTACCCCGAATAAAACCCCGATGCTGAAGATTATGACTACGGCGGTCCAGGTCCACTTTGCCCACGGACGCACGCGACGCGCGAGGAACCGCTCATAGGCGAACGAGGGATGCTTGAGTGATGATGTGTTCATGATAGTTATATGATTACGTTCGAATAAGCGAATGTCGCGTTGATGTATATGAGATACACGTCGTCTTTGAAGTTTATCCTGACGTCATCTTCGTCGATCACCTCTATCGAAGTGACTTTCCCAAAGCCATCCGGTATTGTGTCGCATTCCTTTCCGACTGCGAATATGACTTCTTTTT